CTGAAGGACTATCATCTGGACAGAAGAGCACAGTTCTAAGAGCATCAGGTGATAAGCAGTGGATTGATACTTACGGAATATTCAAACGTAATAGAGATACCGTTGCTGAAAATATCGAAGTTAATAATGGAGATAACTGTATGTCTGCTGGTCCTATCACTATAAATAATGGAAATACTATAACTGTGAATAACGGTGGTTCTTGGAGTATTGTATAAAAAATGAGCACACTATCACTACACGATTTACAAGGAATATCTGCGTTCTCTAATAAGATTAGAGTTCCATCAGGGCATCGTCTTACATTTGATGGTGCATTAAAATTGAGAAATTTATCTACTGCTAATTTACCTGCTACTGGTAATGAGGAGGGAGATATAATTTATAACACAGACACCAAACAAATAAGTATTTGGACAGGTGCTGCATGGACTGGAGCTCAAGATGGATCTACTGCTGAAGGTGCTGTATCGTCAGCAAAAGAATTATATGATAATGGTATTGTAACATCAGGAAAATCTTACAGATATATTAATACACCTAACGGTGGTGTTAAAAGGGTATGGTGCGATTTTGACACTCAAGATCAATTTGGAAACTCTGGATGGATGTTGGTTGCAGCATATTCAACAGATTATGAATGGACTTTCGGTGCAATGACACAATCAACTGAGATAGGTCCTACTGCATCTGGAAGACAAATTAGTTCTAACTTTGGTGACTATGAATGTCAAATGTTCAGACAAACAATAGATGCAAACGTAGATAGAAATTTAGGATCTTCTGCTCTTGCTGATTGGTACTTTTATAACTCAAGTGCACCTAGGTGGAAAGAATGGTGGGCGTATGGTCCTGGTGGTGCTGACATCTACTCAGGAAATAACTATTCACCTTACATGTATAATGATGGTGGTGGTACACATGATAGGCAAATGCTCAGACCGTTCACTAGTGCGTATAACTTAAAATGGGGTTATAACACAACTGAGCAAACACATATGTCATTGTGTGATGCTACTATTGATTCACAGTATCCTCCAAACATTCCTGATGCAAGTGGTGCTACTGCAAACGTGACTGCTATATACTGGACAGCATTAACAACACCTGGTCGTTTCTTCTCAGTATACTATCAAAGGTATGCTAATGGATCTACTACATCTGATGGTTCTATGGGTATTTTACCAACTGGTAACTTCTCAACTAACTCTGCAGCTGGACAGGATCTATCAAATGCAAATGTTCACACTGGTTATGATGATGGTAGATATGGTACATACATTGGAGGTAGTGCAAGTGCTAACATGTCTACTTACAACTACAACAGTCAAACATCTTATGGAGGTCTATACTGGTGGGTGAAATGAACAGAACCGAACTTGAAGCACGTTGCTCAAATTATCTTGACTGGCTTTCTAAAAGCACTGCAGAAAGGACAAGACATATTGCAGCATATGGACCTGATTTTGATGAGTTGATCAATGGAGTTACTAAACGTGAGAAGTTAGTAAACGGGATGAACATGCAGTGTGAAATGCTGCGTGCAGCAGAGTATCCATCTGACGCTGAAACTGTAACAGCTCTTCTATATAATGATACAGATAAATTGACAGAAATTAAAAACAGCAGAAGTACTGTTGATTCAAAATACCCCAAGGTTAGTGTAAGCTGATGGCATCTAGAATTAAAGTTGATGAAGTAACCAATTTAGCTCAGTCGGGAGCAGTAGCGTTTCCGACAGGTGGAGCGAATTTTAGTGGTGCCATAGATGTACAAGGTAATATAAACTTTACAGGTACGTTACTACAGAATGGTCAACCATTCGTAACTCTACCTACACAGGATGCTACAAACTTAGGATCAGTTTTAAGATCTGGTGGTACATCTGGAACAGCATATTGGGACAATGCTAGTGGTGAAGGATCTCAACAAGGATCATCACAAGCAAGATATAAAGCAGGTTTTAATATTACAAGAGGATATACTTGTGCAGGTTATCGTGGTGGTAACTCATGGAGAAACGTTAATAGACTTGTACACTCTACATTTACTCAAACAAACTTAGGAGATTTACTTACATATTCTGGTGGTTACATTGATGGTAAACCAAACACTAATATGCTAGGGTATGTTTTTGCAACAGGTAATAGTTGGGACGCTACAACCAATCAGGTTTCTTCTATAAACATGGTGACTGAATCTAATGCTGGTTTACAAACCGCTATGGCAGCAACGAGAAACAGAGCAACTACTATGTGTGATGATTTTAAATTTGCATATGTTCATGGTGGTGGTAACTCTAGTCAGTTGGTTAAATACAATTTATCCACTGCAGCAAATAGTTTAGGTACTGGTCATCCAGATGGAACTCAGAACAACCCTGCAGGTGGACAAGGTCCTACCGTTGGTTGGATTAAACAGGGTGGTGCAAGAGCATTTAATTTTTCCACAGAAGTATTCACATATTGGACAGATAATCCTGGTACTGATGGTTCCAACAAGACGCTTTCCAGTAGAAATGGATTTGCATATTGGAACACTGGTGGTGGTTATCGTACTTCTAATGACTGGCATGTAAGGGATTACTTTACTGGTGGTCGTATGGCAAGTGTCAGTAAAGGAACTACAACTGGTGAAGAATCTATGCATACTGGAAATGAGTATGGATTCATTGTAGGACAATATGATGGTAACCAGAATAACAATGGTTATCTCTTTACCTACGCAAGTCATAGTTTCCAAAGAGATTCAAGGATGGATAGTCTTGGAACTAGTGGAAGGGCATCTGCTGCAGGTATAGCTTATGGTGACCTAATGTACGGATACACGGGATCAAATTAATGTCTGACAATTTAAAGTATTACATCGGGAGAATAACCCCACAGATAGAAACCATCACAGGTGCTAATGTGATGTGGAATATGTATGGAGTATGTGTATTCAGTATTCCAACAGAATGGACTAGAGACCTTTGTAAATTACAAAAATCTTATGAGGAAATTGGTAAAGATCTAGGACAGTATGGTGTACAGTTCTTTGGTGAAGTTCGTGCAGTAACAAAGGTTAGTTCAGATGATGAAGTTCTAGATGATTTAGATGATCTATACAAAGTTTCATCAGAAGGAGATAAGGCAAAGATAGTATTGCCAGAAGACAAGATTTCAGCAGTTGTTGAGTTTATGAAACTTGCTGCTAAACTTATTATTGAAGATGAATTTGACCGTAAGTTCCTGACATTAAAGTCTAGAAATTCTAAACTTGAGCAATTCTTATGGGATGCACAGGTACGGGAATCTAACAATTTAGAGGGTGAGACACCTGTACTAAATAGTATCGCTACTGCCAAATCACAGGAAGTAAAAGACGTTGCAGCTGCTACTCTTGCAGGTCAAGCAGACTTTAAAGAAAAAGTTATAGAGCTTAACGGTAAGATGCTTGCACTCAAGCAAGAATTTAAAAACTGTGCTACAATAAGAGAACTAAACGTTCTATGGCAAAAGTACATGGGCATCTCAGTACCATATCAACAAGCAGTTGAGATGGATATGATAGATGAGAATGGACAGATAGTAGACATAGATCCTGGATTGCATTTTTAAAATTGCTTTTTTGATTCCAAAATAAGCAAAAAAAATTTTCGGGAAATTTTTTACATATAGGTTTTTTTATGATTACGCCTGATGAGATTGAATCTCTCGTTGAGAGAGAAATGGATTATGGAATGACGCATGAGCAGATTAAGAACTTCGTCATTAATTCACACGTAACCAGTGCTAGACAACTCAGACAAGTATTAATAGAAGTCGAGAGACGACACCATGATCGCAAGAAGTATATCTTGGATTTGGAAAGAAAGAAAGTTAAGATAGAACAACTACAAGCACAGATAGAGATTACTGAAGATCCATACGCTATAAGACTTATGGAGTTAGATCTTGAGGAAGAGCGTTTGAATATGGAAAAATATCAAGTGACTATTAATCAGACTGATAATGAGTTGAATGCTTTTATGGAATGGATTAATAAGAACTATGAATCTTTTGAGAAGATGAAGGAAGCATCAAAATATAATGAAGAGGAAGAACGTAAATATTGGATTGCTCGTATGGGTAAGCAAGCAGCTATGGATATATACTGCACAGGTAAAGTAGGTATTGGTAATATTGATTCTATTGCTATGATGAAAGAAGAGGATCAAATATATGCTCTTAATATTGGTATGCAATATGCAGGTTTACTCAACACTGGTATTGCTAAAATACAGAATGAGTTAAAACCTCACCTAGATAAAATGCTATCAGATGGTAGTGCTGCTAGGTTACCAACCTTTGATAATATTGAAGCGAACCTTAATTTAGAATTATTCAATCAAGTATCTGGTCATGAGCAAAAGAGTCTTCAGTCTACCGATCAATCCGAAACTGAGTGAAGACTTTGTAGTTAATACATTTCTTCCCTTTTTAAAAGAGTATCGAGAATACATATTAGATTTATATTTCACCTGTCGAATCCCTCCTTTTGATCAGGATGCGATGGGTGATGTTTTTATGCAACCAGAAGCTGTAATAGCATCCGCTTGTTATATCTCAAACCAAAGTAATATACCACTATCAGCAACGTTTAATAATATATGGGTAAGACCTGATCAAAAAAATTTAGATGCATGGATTGAAAACTTTGCACCTATCTACAACGTAGGTGCTAGAGTTGTAACTCTACCTCATACGTCATGGGTTGCCAGTGGACAGATTCAAGCAGCATTTCCAGACCTGTTTATTAAGAATACTATTCTAAGAGAAGTAACTAGAGCAAATGAGATAGTAGCGTTAGCAGAAGCAGGTTTCCATTATATAAATTTAGATCGTGATCTTATGAGAGATCAAGATCAGTTACTAGAGATAAGAAAAGCAAAGGACTATTGTAAGTATCTTGGCAAACCAGTAATGATATCAATGCTTGTTAATGAAACATGTTGGGGTGGATGTCCTATCATGCCAGAGCATTATCATTATAATAATACTAGAAGGGGACAAGATCCAATCTATTTTGGAAGTCCTATTAGTAGAGTGTCATGTTCTACATGGGATGTTCAACATCCAGAGTATGATCTGAAACAAGCAAACCTACCTCCATGGAGAGAAGATTGGGTAGAGATGCTTGACTTGGGTATTGATGTATTCAAATTACATGGTAGAGAAAGTATGATGAGACTCCAAGAGAGTATGGATCTTATCA